GTGGTTCTGTTGAGTTGGCCTTAGCAGAAAAAGGAACAAAGGTTTACGGCTACGATTTGTTTGAGCCTTTAGTTTGGTTTTGGAAAGCTCTCTTGGAGAAACCTGGAGAGCTAGCTCGAATAGCTAATTCTTTTAGAAAAAATCACCACCTTTTTGAGCTAAATGATATTAAAGTAAAGGGTCTTTTAAAAGATGACTTTGATAAAATTCGTGAAGAATTAAAGCAAGAGGATAAATATTCTGTTCTAAATGCAGCTAAGTTTTATGCGATAAACCGCAGTAGTTTTTCTGGAGCAACTTTCAGTGGGGGTTGGTCACGCCGAGCGGCTTATGCCAGGTTTACAAGTTCTTCAATTGACAGAGTTAGAGAATTTAAAGAACCAATGATCACTGTTGAGTGCAAGGACTTTAAAGAATCAATTCCGCTTCACCCCAATGCGTTTTTGTATTTAGATCCTCCTTACATGTTGGCTTCCGAAGAGCAAGAGAGGCTCTACGGAAAAGCTGGAGACAAGCACAAGGGGTTTGATCATAAAGGCTTGTATGATATTTTGAAAGATAGAGACAATTGGCTTCTTTCTTACAGTGGAGACGGAAAAGCAATTTTAGATATGTATAAAGATTTTGCTACTGAGGATGTAACAGACAGATGGAAATATGGAATGAAAAACATCACACCTCCAAAGCATTCTTTTAACAATATCGTGATGAATTTGATGAAAAAACATGAAGAGTTGTTCCTTGACAAGAGACATAAGGATTTGTATCATAGTACAATGAAAACGATGGAAGAAGAGAACAAGAAATTAAAAAAAGAGATGAGCAAAAGCTCTGAAATATTAATTATGCCCCATGCGGTATACCAAAAACACTTACTAAGGAGAAAAAATGCCTAAAAAAGCAAGTAAAATAGGTCGATTAAGCCTTTCTGAAATGAGAAGCTTGATCAACAAAAAAGTTGGAATGGATGTAGCTCACGATTTGACAAAAGACAACCCAACAGAAGTAAAACAATGGATCCCAACCGGCTCTCGCTATTTGGATTCAATTATATGTCGTGGCAAAAGAGCTGGGATTCCTGTAGGTAAAATTACAGAAATTGCTGGATTAGAAGGTGCAGGAAAGTCTTGGATGGCATCTCAGGTAGCTGTCAACGCTCAAAAAATGGATATGGATGTAGTATACTTCGATTCAGAATCAGCTATCGACCCAGGTTATTTAGCTAGCCTCGGTGTGGACCTCAATAGGTGTCTATATGTTCAGGCAACCTCGGTAGAAATGGTTTTGGAGACAATTGAAGAACTTTTGGGCTCTAATGATGGACAAATGTTGTTTATTTGGGACTCTTTGGCTCTGACTCCAGCCATTTCGGACGTAGAAGGGGACTTTAATCCTCAATCTTCTATGGCAGTAAAGGCTCGAATATTGGCTAAAGGAATGTCAAAATTGACAGTTCCTATCGCAAATGCACAGTCTACGTTTTTGGTCCTTAATCAACTTAAAACCAATATTGCTTCTAGTCCTGCTCAAAGAATTGAGGTAATGACAAATCCGTGGGTAACTCCTGGCGGCAAAGCAATGCACTACGCTTATTCTTTGCGAATTTGGCTGACTGGTCGAAAATCTAAGTCCTCGTTTATCATGGACGGAGACGACAGGATTGGCTACCAAGTACAAGTAAAGCTTGAAAAATCACGATTTGGAACAACAGGCAGGAGATGCAACTTTAACATACTATTTACTGGACAAAACCCTGGAATCCAAGATGAAGAAAGCTGGCTAGATGCTTTGATGGGTTCCGACAATATTGTCCAATCAGGAGCTTGGTATACACTGTTGTATAAAGACGGAACATCAGAAAAATTTCAAAGCAAGACATGGACTAAAAAATTACAAAATGACAAGTTTCGTCAAAGAGTTCTTGAATTAATGGACGATGAAATCGTCAAAAAGTATGATCAAAAAATGGAAAAGGCCACGAGCCAAGGAGAATAAGATGAGTTTTTGTGTTTTATATATTATGATGAGTGGTGGTGTTTTTGTCACTCCCGCTTGCAATTTGGAAAATGGTGTGGTATACCCAGACAAAATCGTATATACTGATACGATTCCAAAGGCATATTCATATGTGCCATACCGCCCACCTGCATACGCACCCTCGGTAGTTTATCGGGACTGGCGTCCGTTTCCAAATCGCAATCGTCGATACCGAAAGTGGCGACCTGTACGACGAACACGTCGGAACATCACTATTAATCGATATTACTACGACCCGCCACCCAAAGCACAAAAGCGAGCGCGAAAAGTAGTTGTTAAAAAACGTCACAATAAGAAAAAATTTAAAAAGAAATAACTAATTATTAACGTTATGAAATCTCTTCAAGATCTTAGACACATAATAAAAGAACAAATAGAATCAAATGAATACAAGGCACTTGTAGAAATTCATTTCGACTCTGAGTTCAAAGTAACTGACATACTAGATCAGGTGAGAGCATTTTGCGGCGTGATCATTGTTAATGCAGAATCTACACAGAGACTGACTGACAGGAAACAAAAAGTTCTTGTTAAGATTAAGTTTTACGCCTTTGAGACACCAGTCAAGCAATATCTTGCTGGCATCGTTGATAAGGCGTTGTCTGTTGATGGCATATACGCCTTTCGAATTAAGAAAGTTAAAAACCCCAACCAACAATAAGAGGTTTAAGTGAAGAAGCAACGTTGTCTGCTGATAGACATGTTTAACATGTTCTATCGCGCTTGGATTGTTGATCCCTCCTTGTCTGTAAACGGACATCCCATAGGTGGTCTCAAAGGTTCTTTAAAAATACTTCAAAAGCTAATGAGGGAAACACAGCCAAACAGGGTTTTTATTTGCTGGGATGGACCTGGAGGCTCTCAACGCCGCCGTAGTATTAATAAAAACTACAAGGAAGGGAGAAAACCAGCCAAGGTCAATTGGGATAGTAGTTTTCTTTCTCCTGAAGCAAAAGAGGAAAACAGAAAATGGCAACAGATTAGACTGATGGAGTATTTTAATCACATGCCTGTATGTCAGCTTCTTCTGCCGTCTGTCGAGGCTGATGATATTGTTTCCTTTGCTTCTAGGTCTCCCAGCTTAAGCGGGTGGCAAAAGATTATTGTTTCGAGTGATAAAGACTTTTTTCAGCTCTTAGATAAAGAAACAATCTTATACCGCCCAATACAGAAAGAATTTTTAAATCAAAAAGATATTTTAGAAAAACACAAGATACATCCTCGAAACATGGCTCTTGCTCGATCAATCGTGGGAGATAGCAGCGACAATTTACCAGGCATCGCAGGAATAGGGCTGACAACTGTAGCTAACCGTTTTTCTTTCATGGCAGAAGACAAAGATTGCACACTGGACGACATTCTAAAACACTGCGAGAACGCCAACTCTTCAGCCAAGGCTTACGCCAATATAATAGAAGGCGAAGAGCTAATACGTGAAAATTACAAAATGATGCAGTTGTATTCTCCAAGTATCAGCGTTCAAGGAAAGGCATATCTACGACAAGCGATCACTGATTGCGAAGTAACATTTAACAAAACTGAGATTAAAAAGATGATGATTCAAGATGGATTTGGAGATTTTAACTGGATTGATTTGTATCAAATTTTTAATAGGATAGCAGTTGAAAAGTAACCACTCTCTTGCTATAATAGAAGGGTCACAATATGGGAATGTAATGCAAAAAGACAATATTAGTTTCTCAAAATATGGTAAAAACTTTCAAGAGGTCTTGGCTTACTTGATCCTTGAAGATAGACCTTTTTCTGAACAAGTAGAAGAAGTTCTTGATGTCAATTTTTTTGAATTAAATTACTTAAAAGTTTTTGTTTCAAAAATATTTGAATATCGTTCGAAGTACAAGGTCCATCCCACATCAAAAATCTTTGATTCAATTATAAGAACAGAGCTGGACGATGAATCTGAGGCAACCCGCGAACAGGTCCGTCGTTATTTTGCTCGATCCATCGTGCGGGCGTCTAGTGATAGTGAATACATAAAAAGCACCGCACTCGATTTCTGCAAGAAGCAGAAACTTAAAGAAGCCATCCTTAAATCAGTCAATTTGCTTCAAAATTCGTCTTATGACGAAATTAAGGGATTAATTGATAACGCTTTAAACTTGGGAATTGATAGCGACTATGGACACGATTTTCACAAAGATTTTGAATTGCGCTATGAATTAAGGGCGCGAAACCCAATCACTACAGGGTGGCAGAAAATAGACGAACTAACAAAGAATGGGCTTGGAAAGGGCGAATTAGGAGTAGTGATAGCCCCTACAGGTGCCGGGAAGTCCATGGTACTTGCTCATCTTGGATCTCAAGCCCTCTTGAGCGGAAACAATGTGGTTCACTATACTTTGGAGCTATCAGAGGAAGTAACAGGACTTCGTTATGATAGTTGTATTAGCGGTGTTCGCTTGGGCGACTTGCACTCGATGAAGGGAATGGTCTACGACTCAATCAAGGAGGTTGATGGTCGCCTTGTAATTAAAGAGTATCCAACAAAGTCGGCATCTGTTAATACTCTTAAAGCTCATCTAGAAAAATTAAAAAAAAATAACATTAAAATCGGAATGATTATAGTAGATTACGGCGATTTGCTTAAGCCGGTGGGAAGTTATAGGGAGAAAAGGAACGAGTTAGAGTCTATTTACGAAGGACTACGTGCTTTAGCACAAGAACATGAGTGTCCTGTATGGACAGCATCCCAAACTAATAGATCTGGACTAAATGCTGAAGTTATTACTATGGAATCTATTTCCGAAGCGTTTAGTAAGTGTTTCGTTGCCGATATGATATTTTCAGTTTCAAGAACAGTCGAAGACAAAAATACAAATCAAGGAAGAATATTCCTTGCTAAAAATAGAAATGGACCAGATGGATTAGTGTTCCCTTTGTACATGGATACTTCAAGAGTCAAAATAAAAATACTTGATTCTCCTATACAATCAGAGGAAAAAAGGCCAATTAACAAGCTCGTAGAAGTATACCAGAAAAGCAAAAAACAGTTCAATACTGCACAGAATGAAGGAAAACACAATGACACAAACAGCAAATGAAATATTATCAGACATCACAGTGCATATGAAATATGCACGCTATCTGCCTAAAAAAGAACGCAGAGAGACATGGAAGGAACTTGTCACTCGAAACAAAAAAATGCACATTAAAAAATATCCTGAACTAAAGGACGAGATTAGTGCTGCATATAAATTTGTTTATGATAAAAAGGTCCTCCCATCTATGCGCTCAATGCAGTTCGGTGGCAAGCCAATCGAAGTTGCGCCTAATCGTATTTACAATTGTGCCTATTTGCCGATTGATGATTGGCATTCTTTTTCGGAGGTAATGTTTCTTCTTCTCGGAGGTACAGGAGTAGGGTATTCAGTTCAAAAACACCACGTAGAGAAGCTGCCTGAGATTCAAAAGCCCTCATCAAAGCGTTCCCGGCGCTTTTTGATAGGCGATTCTATCGAGGGATGGGCAGATGCGGTTAAGGCATTAATTCGAACCTATTTTAACGGTGGCACTCGTTTGCGTTTTGATTTTTCAGATATTCGCCCAAAAGGTTCGCGTCTGGTTACTTCTGGCGGCAAAGCGCCTGGACCGCAGCCCCTGAAGGAGTGCTTGATAAAGATTGAAGGCATATTGGACTCAAAAGAAAATGGAGATAAACTAGAGCCAGTTGAGGTTCATGACATTGTGTGTCACGTTGCAGACGCAGTGCTTGCTGGCGGGATCCGCCGAGCCGCTCTTATATCTCTTTTTAGCGCTGATGATGATGAGATGCTTTCTGCAAAAGCTGGAAATTGGTGGGAGAAGAATCCGCAGCGAGGTCGCGCAAATAATTCAATCGTTCTGATGCGCCATCGCATAACTAAAGAATATTTTGCTGAATTGTGGGACAGAGTTAAGGCATCTGGAAGCGGAGAGCCAGGATTTTACTTCACAAACGATAAAGACTGGGGAACTAATCCTTGTTGCGAAATCGCCCTAAGACCCTATCAGTTCTGTAATCTGTGCGAAGTAAATGTTAGTGATGTGGAGTCTCAAGATGATCTTGAGTCCAGAGTAAAAGCCGCTGCTTTAATTGGAACCCTGCAAGCTGGGTATACAGATTTTCACTATTTAAGGGATGTCTGGCAAAGGCATACGGAAAAAGATGGACTCATTGGTGTTTCAATGACTGGCATTGCGTCGGGACCTGTTTTGAACCTGAATATGGAAACGGCTGCTAAAGCTGTTAAAAAAGAAAATCAGCGAGTTGCTAAGCTGATTGGAATCAAGCCTGCTGCTCGAACAACATGCGTAAAACCTGCGGGAACGACATCGTTAACTTTAGGAACTTCTAGCGGCATTCACGCTTGGCATAACGATTACTACGTTCGTCGTTTGAGAGTTGGTAAAAATGAAGCGATATACACATATCTATCTATAAATCATCCTGAGCTAGTTGAGGATGAGTATTTTAGACCACACGATACGGCAGTCATTTCAGTCCCTCAAAAGTCACCCGAAGGAGCAATAACTAGGCACGAAAGCGCACTTCAATTGCTAAAGAGGATTAAAAAAGTTAGTCAAGAATGGATAAAGCCTGGTCATAAAAAAGGACAAAACACACATAATGTGTCCGCAACTGTTTCAATTAAGGATTCTGAGTGGATTGATGTTGGTGAATGGATGTGGGAAAATAGAGAATATTACAACGGACTCTCTGTCTTGCCCTATGATGGAGGCACTTACGTTCAGGCTCCTTTCGAGGATTGTTCGTCTGAAAAATACGAGAAACTTATAGAGGCTTTGGAAAGCGTTGATTTAACTAAGGTAATCGAGATAGAGGACAACACAGACCTTAAAAGCGAAGCTGCTTGTTCAGGCGGTCAATGCGAAGTAACATAAGGCTTGACTTTAGATTTTTGGTGACTATAATATACAATATAACTGCTCAAGGAGGTTGCTGTGAGCGATACAGAAAAAACCAAAGATGAATACATTGTTGATTTTATTAAAGCATTTAAAACAGTAGAAGACGAAATGGAGCCCTACAAGGAGCACAAGCGAGATCTTAAGAAAAACTATGTTGACAATGGATGGCTTTCAAAAGATGAGCTTCGTTTTGCAATTAAGGCGTATCGAATGCTAAAATCTGACGAAAGTTTTGAACACTTCTCAGAAATTTATGATAAGATCTCTAAAAGCATCGGGAGTTGATCATGAAGCCAGTTCCTTTTAATAGGCATCTTCTTATTTTAAAACAAGAAAAGGAGGAGGATAAAAGTCTTGTTCTAGTTCCAGAAAGCTATGAGCAAAAAGATCCTTTTACCTTGGCCACAATCATGGAGTCAGCTTCAGATTGCAAGTCTCGTTGGATGCCAGGTTCAACAGTTGTTGTGCCTACTCACACAATTGAAACCCTATCTTTTGATGGCGAAGATTTTCACCTTGTTTTAGAAAACCATGTCTTGATGGGGTTGTTTAATAAAGAAGGAGAATAATGAAGAATTTAAATAGAGCCACGCTTGTTAAGCGTGCTTTAGAGGAAAATCAAAACGAGCCCTGTCTAACAAACGACGGGGCTCTTTCCGTTTGCACATCTCCGCACACTGGCAGGTCTCCTAACGCTAAATACATAGTAAAAGATTCGATTACTTGCGACCGTGTTGATTGGACTAACAACAACTTCATAGATCCAGATGAGTTTGAAAAATATTGTAAAGATTTTATGAACAGCTTTAAGGCTCCTATGTATGAGCAGGATTTGTACGCTGGTTATGATCCTGAACATCGCTTGGCTGTTCGAGTTCACACTGAAAAAGCTTGGCACTCTCTTTTTGCCCGAAATATGTTTTTTCATGCATCACCAAAAGAACTAAAAACATTTGAACCAGAATTTAACGTTTATTCGGCTCCTTCTTATACGAAAGAGCCCAGAGTCATTATTTCTTTTGAAAAGAAGCTGATTCTCATTAGCGGGACCGATTATGCAGGAGAAATTAAGAAGAGCGTTTTTACTGTTCTCAATTTTTTGCTACCCGAAAGAGGTGTGCTGCCCATGCATTGCTCGGTTAACGTAGATCCTGCCGGTCCTACGTCTACTATCTTTTTTGGACTTTCTGGAACTGGGAAGACAACGCTTTCATCAGACGAAAATACTTTT